GATCCATTTACCTTTAATGGTAACGCAATCAAACCTTTTTCATCCATTACTTGTAGCATACGCTTTACAACAGGAATCATTGTTTCGTTAATTAAACGACCAAATGCAGAACCTAAGTTCTGTGATAATTCTTTCATACGCTCTACAACTTCTGTTGCTGATCGTGCTGACATATTATCTGGTGGTAATGATTCATCTAGTAATGTACGCTTGATGTTACCTCTTAAATCATCCATAACAATTTGTGATACATTAAAGTCACCAGCTCTTGGTAATGGTCTTAATGATTCACCTTGTGGGCCACCATTTCTAGCTACAGGAATAATAGCACCAGGCATAATCTTAACTGTGTTTGGATTTAATACACCATCATCTGCCGCAGTGTAAACACCACTAATAGATAATGAAGCATTCTTTAATACTAACTCTAGTGTTTTATTAAGTGTTTTAATGTCAGGCATAGCAGTAATAAGTGGGCCTCGTCCATATGTTTCTCCTGCAACTTTTGCATAACGAGAAACAATCCAAGGAGTATTATCCATTCTTCTGTACACTAATTCTGTTTTACTTCTTTTATCAATTACATGATAACAATAGTCACCACGCTCAGGATCGAATATAGTTGCTTCAACTAACTCAACTTCTTCTGTTGGTTTTTGATCTATTATATTTTTTAACTCTGCTGGAAGTTCTGCATCAGGCCATTGTCTTTGTATAGATTCTGCTTTTAATTTCATTCTTCTATAAACATTATCTACTTGACCATTAGCTCCCTCGTCAAATGCAACTAAAAATTGTGGTACAGAAATAAAGTTTATAGGGTTTGTATCGTCCCCTGGTTGCACTAACATAACTGCCGTACCCACACATAGGTCTAATAAGAACTCACCAATAGCAATATCAAAGTTAGATTGTTTTAATGTATCAAATAACTTATCGCCATATGCATCTAATGCAGCTTGTGCTTCTGCTTTTCTGTCTTGTGGTATATCTGAACCAGGCTCTAGTCGACACCACTTTCTTTGCGGTGGAAATATGCCTGATTGCATTCTATTTGCAAATCTTTGTGTAGAGTTGATTGCAGTAGAATCAAATACACGATTCATTTTCTTTTGACCTTGTACTCCACCATTATAGTAGCCATCGTACAAATTCCTTTGTGGTAATGCAAACTCGTAAGCTTCATCATAAAGACTTCTAAAATCTTCTTTTTTAGTTAGTGCTTTATCATGCCTAGCTAATACTTGCTTTGCATCTAATCTCATCATTGCCATAGTTATGCCTTTTTATTTTTAGCTGCAAAATTACGAGCGGCTTCTTTACTGCCAAAACCCCACTTCTTTAATGCAAGTTTTAATCTAGTTGGTCTGCCTTTTGAATCTTTTAGTGGCCCATCCATACCGCCAAAACGAGCAGCAAAAGACACGCGCCTGCCATCAGTCCCAGACCCTTGGGGGCGTTTAAGATTTGAACCTTCAGTTCTTTTAAAATGTTCACGACCTGCTTCATTTAATCCTCCCTTTGGATTTTGATATTTCTTTGCTACCATTATGCTGTTTTCTTTTTCTTTTTAGGAAAACCAGCTAACATATTTTTATATGCTTTGTCTGATATAGTTGATTTAGATTTAGGACGACTAATCCCTTTTTTCTTTCTTGCATTCATATTTGCGTATAAACCTTTAGCCATTATTTTTTCTCCTCTTTTTTCTTTTTACCAAAAATGTTTTTTAACACTCCCTTAAATGGATTGTCTCCCATTGTTCCTTTAGTAGTAAAATAATCATTTTGTAAATCTAAAAATAATTCTTTATCATCTTCATATGCTTTTTTCATAGAAGATTTAGTTGGTTTACCATCTTCTCCAAAACTAATTCCTTTTTTTTCATACTTCTTTTTTTTATCTTCTGCCATGATTTATCCTAATTTTGTTTTGCCAATACCAAGACCTAAACTTCCAAGTGCTGGTAACCCTGTTGCTAATCCTTCATCTTTCCTTGTTGATCTTCCCATCAAACCACTACTACCTCTTGCAGTACGCTTACCTTTTTTACTTTGTGCAGTAGCTCTTTTTGATAGCCTTGTTCTCTCTTTTGCTTGAGATTCAATTGCTTTAAGTTCGTCAACATCTAAATCTCTTTGCTCTTGATAATTAACTTGTCTGGTTTTTATACTGCTATCATATATATTTGATCTGTAAGGACGAGGGCCACCAAATCCCATTACACTTCCAGCATTTGCACCTGTACCATCTACCCAAGATGTATTCGGCCCAAGCGTATTTCCTGTTTGAGCAAGGTATTGTGTTTTGGTTTTCTTTTCTGTAATGCCTTCTTTGATTTGTCGATCAAGTTGTTTGTTCCACCAATCTTCTGACTTAAACTGATCGCCAGCGAGCTTTCGTAACTCTTCTTGTAATTCTTTTTGTGGAGCAACTAATCCTTTAGATAGTGCCATTCCAAAGTCTAATGCCATCGTTCTAACCTAAAGTCTTTTTATATTCATCATCTATCCCTGTTTCAGGTGTTAGACGATCTGCTAATAACATACGAGAACCACCACGAGATAATGCTCGTTTTTTAGAAGCCATTGTTTCTCCTCTTTCTCTTCTTTCTTCTTCTGCTTCTTTCGTTGCTTTAGCAGTTTGTTCCCTAGACATTCTTAAAGATTCTTCTGCTGCTGATGTATCTGGCTTTGGTGCGCCACCCATAATACCACCCATTACTTTCTCCTCATTATAAATGTATCATCTTTGTCAGCACTATATTGTTTCATCAAACCTTCTGATTCAAACTTTAAATATTTTGCCCAAGACAAAGCTCGTTTATCGTTAGAGTTTACTGTGATTTGTAGGCGATGTAAACCAAATGATATCTCACAGGTATCAAAGAATGATATAGCACTTTTAGTCATAGCTATTGGATATCGTCTAGCTTTCTCTGAAAATATAGACCACGCTTCAGCAACACCATGCCACATGACAAAGCACCCAAACACAGCAACAGGAGTATCGCCAACGAATGCAGTAATACTAGGGCCACATTGAGACTGTATGTCCAAATGGCGGATTCTATCTTTAAGCGTAATTGATTTAGGCGATTCATACTTTATGTCCCACTCAAAGTTTTTAATATGATCAATATGAAATGGTAAAAAATAAGCTCCCTTTACTACTGGCATTTCTTTTAATATTTCTACTGTCTTACTTAAATACATCAAACTCTGCTGTCGCAACAGTCTGCACAATCATTGTATTAGCTGCTAAACTGTTCTTAGTCATTCGTTTATGCTCGCCCCCACCCAACATTAAATAACCAAAAGCATCACCAATGTGTGAGTGTTCGTTTTTATTTGGACTATCTTTAAACCTTTCATGTCCTGCACCGACAGCAATACGCTTAAAATGATAGCCACCTGCTAATGACTTTCTTATCATCTTACATGATTTATCCACAATCAAACCAGGTTTACCATTAATTAATCTTTGCATTGGCGCAGCTGCTCCTTCTCGCCTAACCTTAAAGTTATTAGATGCAGTAGGTTGCGCACGCAATCCTAGTGTTCGTAAGTAATCAAATGCAGTTACTTCATAGATTGCATCTCGCTGCATACCCGCAGGATCACCCCATATTAATACTTGTGCCTTAGGATATTTAGCATTGAGTTCTGCTAACAACTGATTACCAAACCTTTCTAACCCCATATCTTCTGTGACTATCTCATGCAAGATAACCCATCGACCATTGTTTAATCTTTGTCCAATAGCTGCGGCAGGTGTCAAACCAAAGTCAAGTCCAACATGAATAGGTAGTTGTGGATCGTATTCTACATCTCCACTCATCATTAAGTCATTATATTCAGGCCATACAGGTTTACCTTCTTGTACATAGGTATATTTACCTTCAGCATAACAGCGTATCCAGTCTAGGTTTTTACCCCCCAACATTTGCATGTAGTATCCGCTAGGTAAGTTATTTACATTCTCTGCTTTACTGTTTATTGTCCACCATCTTCCTCCTGAGAAAACATGATCGTTGGCTTCTGGATTTTCTGGTAAATCTTCAGGCTGGACTTCGACCACACCGCCTGGTTGTTTAAAAAACTGCCAAGCAAACTTTCCTGACAGCTTGTCTTTTTCTGACAGTCTGTACCACCA